CACGGGTAGCAGAAGTTAAGCAACATCTCAAGCTTCTAGGTCGTAGCGACACTGAAGTAAACGATATCCTGAAATCGTTGATTATTGATGAGGTGGAGAAGAAAGCGTTCAAGCTTACAGGTGTACACACCATTGATCCTCAGAATCCAAACAAGCTTATTCCTGAAGTCAACCTAGACGAAGAACAGCTAAAGACTATTATGGGTTTCAACGACCCTGCTACAGCCGAAGTAGTTCGTTCCATAGTAGGTGATCGCACGTATGATGTTTACAAAAGCATAGTCGAATTCACTGCCAACGAAAAGCTTGCCAGTATGCAAGGCTTGAACATGACAGGTATACCTCGTACCTTCTCTATAGAAAGCTACATCAGTAGATTCTACGCCGTGAATCGAGGTGTTGTAAGCTTCCGATATGTTGGTACAGAGGCTGTGCTACAAGAGATGAGACGTAAAAATATGAGCATACTAACCCAAGCCCTTACCAATCCAAAAGTCGGTGAGTTGGTCATGGAGATGATTGCTACAGGAAAACCCCTACCCGCACAGAAAGAAACTGAGTTCTTTGAACTGCTAGTTGCTGGCATGGAACGCTTTGACAACTGGCGTGAACGGAAGAAAGATCCCGTAAAAGTTGTAAGTGATTTTGGTCACGAGTTTATCTACAACGCACCATAAGGATGAAATGATGAAACAGTATCACAACGGTCAACGCAAAGGTATGATGTACGGGGGTAACACCCGTAAACCTATGATGTATGGCGGTACAGCAAAAAAATCCCCACGCAAAAAGATGCAAATGGGGGGTAATACTATGAGTAATGCAATGATGTCCACGAATCAGACTCAGCAGCAGATGCAGCAAAGAGATCAGGAACGTATGGGCATAATGATGAATCCAACTCCTGCCCAACAACGCATGGGTATGGCAGATGGGGGCAAAGCAAATTTAAAACCTGTTCCTTCAGACAATAAAGGACTAGGTAAACTACCTAAATCTGTACGCAATAATATGGGATACATGATGTACGGTGGAAAAGCAAAGAAGCCTAAATAAACTTTCCAGACTTCTCCATCATTTCATCTGCCATAGACCGTAGATAACGCAACAGGGATGCTATTGAGTGTGCACCTTCATACTCTGGCATCCCTTTGTTCATTGCTGATTCGAACTCGTGGGGTGGCACACCATCCCATACCAGTTCGACATGTCCGTCCTGATTCAAGTACGCTGTAAATTGAAACAGGTTAGCCTTGTGCTTCTTTTTTGGCATTGACACTCTCTAGTTCTTGTATTGCTAGGTTGTAACAGTCAGCTTTGAACACAAAGCCGTTTGCAGGGTCTACGTCTCCTACGTGGTATTTAGTTGCCTTCCTATAATAGTCTGCTTTAGGTATCTTGCCAAGTATCCACGCCTTGCTATGGTCGGTCAAGATTCGAACAAAGACGTAACTATCGCAGTCTTGCTTTGTACCGTGTGCCGCTACAGAACAATCGTAGTTAGGTGAGGGGGTTGTGTTGCACCGCTTGGTCTTTACGTCAACACGTTCGTTTCCTACCATCAAGTCAAAGTCCTTGCTGTTAGCCTCTGTGCCGCCCGTATAGTCCTCTACGATAATCTCACCTATTGCACCCACTACATTACTGAGACTGCCCGTGATGCTGCCCTGTAGATTGCCTACAGTGGCAGCTTTCTTTTTGGCACGACGAATAATTTCAGGTGTTATTTTTACTTGGATCATAGATACCTTCTTTCGGTAGGAAGATCATAACAAACGAACCACAGCTAGGGCAACTCAAGTTCGTTTCTGTGCTGTACTCTTCATCTTCTTTAGAGATGTCATGGTCTGCTTCCCACACCATCTCGTGTTTACAATACCAACAGTTCATGCCGCGTTCAAGTCCACTACTTCACACACACCAGCAGTACAGGCAAGTTCCCGTGATCCGCTTGTGTTATCTTCCTTCTCAAACTCAGAAAGTTTGTTCCAGTCGATGGTGACATTCTCGTACATCTTCTTCCATTCCAAGTATTCATCTGGTTCGATGTCCTGATATGGAGCCTGTTGGTATGTGTGATCACTGTGCGGAAGAAACGATACGCCAGATGCCACGTCAAAGTTTTCGTACACCCACGCACCTACATCCATCCACTCGTGCTCTTTAACAGACACGGTGATAGAGGGTTTGTGTTCACACCAATGAATCGCGTACGTCTTCCACAGTTCTAGCTGTTCGATAGCAGTCATCTGTGTACGAGTTACTGCACCCTCTGGTGACTTCATAGGGAAGCTGAAGACTGTTGTAGAGTCTGGCTTCATCATGTCACGCTCGTTGTGCACACCGCTTTCGATAAGGAACTGCGTCAACGGATCTTTGTTGTCGCCACGAACCGTACGAATAAAGTAATCGTTGTGCCGTGCGTGAATGCCACTAGCCGCGTCCACGAGTTGAGATACAGTACCCGATGGCTTTACACAAGTGATTGCTGCACTCTGAGGTATTCCAAGCATGTTCGCAAACTTCTTGTTTGTATCTACGGCTGTTTGACGCATTTCTTCTAGCCAACGCTTGCTGTCTACGTTCTTTGAAAGCACTGGATGATCCATGATACCAGTCAAGGATACGCCTAACAAACGCTCTTCCTCTGTGTTGTCTTTCCATACCTTCCTCAAATATTTGAAGTCTGTCAAGGTAGACTGAAGGGTTCCAAGAATTGTAGCTAAACGAACTTTACGCTTCAAGTCGTCTAAGCTGTCGTGTTCGCGAACCACCACTTCTGATAGGTTGCAAAACTGGTATCCGCGTAGGATAATCTCTGAACACGGGTTAGTTCCCCACATATGACCCTTCTCACGGCGTCCGTTACGGCCTACCTGCTTATCTGCCGCCTCACGATTGAACATACCACGTTCACCAGACTTACTATCATACAGCGCAAGCCATTCTCGCATGAATGTACCCATCTCAGGCTTCTGCTTATAGGCTACAGAGTTGTTAGCCAACGCACGTTGTGGCTCTGTTTCCCACCACTGCCCTGATTTGGCATGTGCCATTTGGTCATCATTTAAGTTTGATAAACTGATCAAAGCAGAACGACGAACACCGCCTACGACTACGACTTCACCAATCTTACACATGATATCGTGGCACTCAATCGGAAACAAACGTCTACCGCTTGCCTTCTTAAATACCTTCACAACAAAATCGAACAAGTCGAGCAAAGGTTGTGGTCCACTTGCACGGCCCCCCATGATCTTTAACTTTGCACCAGCTTCACGTATGTCAGACACATCCCAGCTTGGTACTTGTCCCGCATAAAGCAAAGCAATCAACTCGCGTAAGGACTTTGCCCAGCCCGGTTTACTATCTGCCACCTTTATAATAATATCCGACTTATCAAAGTTATCTGAAACGACAGGTAATTTATCTACGTTTTCACGCTCCACACTAAAGCCAACGCCTGTGCCGCACATCAAAATGTACATACACTCATCAAACGCACGAGGACTATCAACGGGAATGTAACTGCAGTTGTACCCGCAGATATTGTCACGAGCCAACGCTGGTCCTGCAGTCATCATGGCTCTCATGCTAGGCATAACATCTAAACTAAGTATACCGTCACGTAGTTCGTTTACTGTCTTATCATCCAGCTTTATGTTGTGCTTCATCAAGACCTGATCTTGCATAAAACTAACGTATCGGTCTACAGTTTCATCCCAGTTCTCTCTACGCTGTTCATCATCAAGCCAACGTGCATACCGTGACTTGTGAATAAACTGTTGATATGGTGTTGGTAACATGTTGCTCATGTTTTATTCTCCCTTTGTTTCGATAAGTTTGTTGAGGTACCACTGCGCTTTTTTAAGGTCTTCAATTCCATTCTTATACCTGTATCGCCAGAGGTATTTAAGTATATTTCCTTGTAAGTAATATTCGTATCCATCGTCTGTCGCCGCCTTGATTGCCTCAATGCACTCGACACCTGCTTGATTGTAGTGTGGCGGACTATTGACAAGATCTACTCCCCCATATGCTTCTTTACCAGCCTGTTCCATGTGCCTCATATAATCTTCATGTCTCATTGTTCTGATCCAAAGTCTACTCTAATTACATTGTCTTTAACTAACTTAGTTACTTTAGGGTCATCTACCCCTTCTTCGTCAATAATTTCTTGTCCAGTTATACGGAACTTAACTGCCGCTACACCCTGATCGTACAGTTCGTCTGTGTGGAACCGTATCATATCCAGCGCACCTTCTTGTATCAACATAGCAGGGCTGAAGTCTTCATCGTCCTCATAGTCCTTGCCAGTTGTGTCGTAGGCTGATAGGGTAAACTCACCATTCCCTGTTGATCTAAGTATGATGTAGTATCTGTCCGGTAGAAGCGATGCCGCTTCCATAGCCTGATGATATTCGTCGTTGCTCATTTCTTGTACCAATCTGTGGGTATTGAACCTTCTGCCCACTCAAATCCATGTCGTTCACACCAAGCAGCATACGTCGTCTTGCTACCTTTGTAAATCTTATTCGACGCTCTTACGAACACAAATCGTATATCAAGGTTCGGGTGTTGCTTCTTGATTAGCACCATCTTAACACGATCATCTTTAGTCAGGTGACCTTTAGCTTCTACATATATATTACTGTCAGGTAAATAGAAGTCAGGGGTGTAGTTACGAGGTTCTGGTATGTACTTGAACTTTTCGTTTTCGTATTCGAAAGGAACGTTGTTGTCTGTAAGTGTACGAGCCAGATTCAGTTCGAACTGTGATCTGTATCCTGCTTTTTTCAAAACTCTATTCCTATTGAATGTAACCGCTTTATTAAGTACCCTGCCAGTTTGGGGGATAGTCTTTCTATATTGGTAAGTTCGATTGTTAAAGGGTGCATCGGCACACATACATAAGCCCCGCCAAATGATGTTCTGCTAATTTTCTGTAGCTGTTCTTCTACAGTCTTTATATCTCGTACCTCAGTCTCAGCCTGAAGCTGTCCTGTCTTGCTGTAGTTTTCGACTAAGGTGAGGGGTAGCCCGTTTTGATGTATTCGCATCTGGGCTACCCGTCTCTCTCCCCCACTCTTGCCGACTGACTCTATAAAAATATGATACAAACTTTTGTTCATATTCATCAGTTCGGTTTCGTAGTTCTTTACAAACAAGTAAGGCATCACACTGCTTTCTTTTTAAGAGTCGAGTACCATACTTGTGGTGGACTCTTTGCCCGTGAGGTTACCCTGTCGTGCAAGACAGCGTTAGGCCAACAGTGAGAACGATAGCCACACATGCTACATTGCTGTGGCAGTACAGTATTACCTGTCTTAACTATCTCGCCGCTTACCTTATACGTCTCAGCCTCTGCCTTGTACGGCTTGAACGGCTTCACGTCAGGGTTAGTCAGGAAACGAACACGTTCCTCTGCGTCCTTTAGGTATGGCTCTTTGTCGTCTTGTGACCAATCAGGAACCTCAACAATGGCTACCTGTCCGCTAGACTTGTTGACAACGATCCAGCCGCCAAACGGCATACCCACTGCCTCGCTGTACAAGAAGCCCTGCATGACATAACCAAATGGGTCTTCTTCTTTTAGTTTGTCGTATCCACCAAGTCCCGTGAACTTGTAGCGAAACGCCCAGTCACTTGCAGACTTGATATCCCAGACCTTCTCTTGGCCTGTCTCATCCCTGATGATAACATCAAGGGTTCCTTTCACAGTCTCATCACCCAGCTTCAATTCAACAGGCCGCTGGTAGTCTACGATGTCTACACCAGCCTCTTTCATGATCAGCATCAGGATCGACTCTGTAAGATCGCCAAACATAAATCTGAACAGGGTGTTGTATTCCATATCTTCCTTGATGCCATGCTTGTCTAGTACCTGCTGACAAAGCGGACGCCCCAAGCCAGACATGCGGATACGAAAATCACCCCGTTCAGTTGTAAGTTGTTTAACTACAGAATCACCGCATTCTTCTTTGAACGCAAAAAGAGTCTCAGGGGAGACGGTAGTTTCCCCCCTGAGAGCCTTGATCATATAGTCTTGTATTTTAAGCAGCGTTAGCATCGTCGAAGTCCGCTGCTAGATCGATATCGTCATCGTCAGCGATAAGCTTTACAGCTTCACGATGCTGATTCATTACGCTTTCATTATGCCCCTTCACAGTTTCTGCGAACATAGACATAAGTTGCTTGTCTTCATCAGTGATCGTAACTTCGCTCTCCAGAGCCGGAACAGGCGTCCAGAAAGTAACACTGCCATTCTTGTGACGGTGTGTATTAAGGGAGACTTTACACTTCTGCATAAGCTTCTTCTGCTTAGACAGACCGTTGATGAAGTCGTTGATTGGCTTGAAGCCCGAACGCTTAAAGTAAGCGACTACAGGCTGATCCTCAATCGTGACTTCAGTTCCGTCAGCCGTTTTAAACGAACCAGAAATCTTGCCGTAGATTACCTGATTGCACACGACTGCACGAGAATTCAAATAAGCAATATCATCCTTTGACAGACGATCTTCCTCTTCACGGGTCAGGCGACCACATTTATTTGTGCCTACCGTATCTGGAAACATACCAGACAGGCTGGTCTTTTGTACTGACTTGGATGAGAAGGTACCTGATTCCTGATCCCATACGCTATATTCAAACGTACGCAGGATAGGTTGCACTGTTACCTTTTCTGCATAGATGAACCTGCCATCCATGTACATCTTCCAAGAACCACGAGGCAATGACTGACCATCTTCAGTCTCTGCATCGTAGTTGATATTCAGACGAGGTAAACCAACTTGGCGGTTGGTGTTGATACCTTGTCCTGATGCTTCCATCAAAGCTTCTGCATCATCATTATTAAATGCTGTTACAATTGCGTCCATATCGTCAATATTCATTACGTCTGTCCCTTCCATAACATTCTCCTGTATTGAGGGTTGTAGATAGATATTACACATCTATTTCTTCTGAGTCAAGCCAATTTTTACCTATTTTTAGTTCGATTCCGACAGGCATGTCATATTCGACACCGTACCTGTTCATCGTTTCTTCAGGTAAACTACGCATAGCATAGGCTAACAGATTGATACAGGCTTCTTTTTCATCTGGGTGTACATCAAGCACAATCGAATCGTGCACAGTGTTGCAGATTACAGAATTTAAATTTCTTGTACGCATCATTTTATCTAGGCGAACCAGAGCGGCAGGTAACAGGTCAGCAGTTGCAAATCCCTGCACCGGATAGTTACAGATAGCCGTGCGGTTCGTTGCAGTTCCCCACTCAGTCCACTTGGCTGTTGGGAAAGCATATTGCCTACCACTTGGCAAGGTGATTACTTTGGTTCTGACTGCTTCTTTCTGTAGTTCCTTGTGCCATTCCGTGACACCCTCATACTTTTCTTTGAACGCACGGTAGTAACGTTGCTGATCATCTGTTCCAGTAACGCCGCCATAGAGAGGCTTGAACGTGTGCGCCTTTGCTTCTTGACGTGTGCATCCGATAATACTTGCAGTATAGCTGTGAACATCTGTGCCATCCTTTACATCAATGTATGCCTGACCGTCTTTCGAAAGAATGCCAGCCACTCTAAATTCTAGTTGCGAGTAAGGCCCTTCAAGTATAAAGCCACCCGTGAAGCGACTCTCGACAACCTTCCGTATAGCGAAGGTATTTCCACGCGGGATATTCTGAAAGTTAGGATTTCTAGACGAAAGACGACCCGTCGCCGTAATACACTGCATGAACTCAGGATGGATGAAACCATTCTCATCAACATTGTTTTTCATTCCCTCTACAAATGTGGACAGATAAGTTC